ATAGCCAATTAGTGCTCCTTTCTAAAAATAATCATTATGCTGGGCCAATATCTTCAACTGCAAGCCACGAGGTAATTCCGCCACCTCGGTTAGCACTACCCGTAGAAATTGCTGCCGCTCCAACAATTACTGTACTACCAGCAGCAAGCGTTGTAATAATGCTAGTAAAACAAGAAGTGTTATTACCTCCGCCAGCACTTGGAAAGTTGCCATACCCATATTGAGTTCCAGCCGTGTTAGTAAGGTTAATTCTGAGCGTAATAAGAACGGCTCCCGTTGCCCCGGTTGGCCCAATTCCACCGTCATAGTACGAAATTTTGTAAAGTCGTCCCGCAACTGCTGTAAATGCCGGTGAAGTTAAATAAACAGTATTTGTAGTTGTTACCGCTGTTGTTGCGGTACTAGTTACATATGCCATTACTCCGCGTGGTAAAGCGTTAAATTTATTATCAATACCACTAAGATTAGCCGTCAAATCAGTAACATCACCAGCACCACTAGCCGCAGCATTACGAGTATAATTAGTAGGAACATAATCAACTTGAACACGATCACCGTCGATAATATCACTACCACCACGCACATGCGACGAACCATGCGAAGGAATTGCTAACTGACTAGCCTCACCAACCTCAACCCACTGATTAGAAGACCCATCCACATACCAAATAAAAGTCTTACCCGTAGTAGAATCAAACCACAAAGCGCCACTAGTCGGACTAGAAGGAGCCGTATCACTAGCAGTAACACTAGCACCGCCACCACCAACCTGCTTCCAAGCACTCGTACCATCACTACGATACAACGAGTAAGGCTCGCCAACAGTATTAACAACCCACAACACACCGGCAGGATGAGTAGTAGCATTCCAAGTAGGCAATGATGTTCCATAACCAATAATCTTAGTATAATCAAGAACATCAGATCCGCCCGGAACATGCGTACCAGCATGACTCGTAGGAGTACGCGCATCACTCAACCGAGCATCACCAGTAAGAACCAGATCAGCAGTATTACTAATACCATGCACACTAGTAGTATCAGACGAGTGAGTAGACACCGCCGTAGACACATCTGTAGCCGTCGCTAAGGCGCTCGTATCAGCAATGCCGTGAACGCTAGTCGTATCGCTAGAGTGCGTAGAAACGGCCGTAGAGACATCCGTAGCGGTCGCTAAGACACTAGTGTCAGCAATACCATGAACACTAGTAGTATCCGAGGCGTGAGTATCAAGTTCAGACTGAGTAGCCATATCCACAGCAAAACCCGGATTAGGATACGTACCCGACAACACTCCGCCAGCACCACCAGTAGGAGTACGAGCATCAGTAAGACGAGAATCACTTGTATACACAAGATTAGCCGTATTCGTAATACCATGCACACTCGTAGAAGCACCAGTATGAGCATCCAACTCTGCCTGAGTAGCAATACTAAACGCCAAATCAGACTCCAAAATACTATTATTAAGCGCCAACTTAGAATAACTAATCGCAGCAGCCGTATTAACATCCGCATTAACAATAGTATTATTAGCAATCATAGTACTAGTAACAGTACCCGTATCCGTCGTATACACAATACTAGGAATATCAATATCATGAGCATTAGTAACATTCTGCACATGAGTATCAAACGCAGTACCCTGCGACTCAGCAAACAAATCCTGAACAAACTCCGTCGTAGCAATACGAGAAGAATTATCAACCACACTCTGCGTAGTCGTAGTAGGATTACCACCAAGACTCACACTACTCACAATATCAGAACCAGTAATAGTCCCATCAACAATATCACTACTAACAATACTATTAGCAAGATTAAGTTTAGAATACGCAATAGCAGCATCAGCAGCAATCTTAGCATTATTAACCGCGCCACTAGCAATACTAGGACTAGGATACGTCCCAGAAAGATCCCCACCAGCCGCATCACCCTGCTGCATCAACTTAGTAGCACCACTAAGATTAATATCAAGAATCGTATAAGTAGACTCAATACGCTCAGCCAACTCCTGAATACGCAAATAAGTATTAGCAACACTATCCCCAGAAAGAGGATACGGAAAACTATAAATCGGGGTATACCCCTTTAAATCAGACATACGCATCCTCCTTCTTTATTCTTTAACAATAATTCTACCACCCGCCGTAGTCTCACCCGTATTCGCCAAACCAATCACTTGACGAACATACGAATTAACTTCCTTACGAATAATATTAGTAACCCAAGATTGAAAAGCCTGCTTACCCTGAGGCGTATTCAAATCAAAATCAGGCATCTGTTCCATTAAACCCTCCCTTGACGAAGAGCCTTAAACCCAATACTAAAGCCCTGAACCTCAACACGAGTAGGCGTAGTAACCACACCATTAAAAGGCTTCTTATAATTATTAACCTGATACAATCTAAAACCAACACTAGGATAACGCCAACTAAATCGCTTAGCATAACGATTAAAATCAGACGTAAACAACTCGTCCCAAAATGTTTGAGTAGCCTGAACATTATTCCAAGTAGACTTAGCAGGAGAAGTAAGTTTAGGAAACACAACACCAAACTGTACCTGACCAGAAGGATTATCCTCTGGCACATCACCCCTACCAAGATAATCCCAATTATAACCAGTTTCAGTAAACAATTCCCAATACTGATGCTTCTTCTTAGAAATATCTACCGAATCATTATCATCATCATCCACAAGATCCATACGCATAGCCCCATCATACAAAAGCATACTAATCATAACACGCTGGAACCATTTACGAAGAATAGGATCACCAACAGTAAAATGCTTAGTCTGAATATAAAAATCAGGACCAAGTACAAGATCAGAATATGGAATATTAAGTTTTTCTACAAGAAGATCATCCGGTCCATTAGTAGAAGTATCAAACACAGGATGAATATCAATAAACCTAGCCCTAAGATTATCATTAAAAACCTCAGTAGCAGTGCCACTAGTCACACTAGTAGATGTAACATTAGCATGCGTCTTAGCATAAGAAACCGTAGTACTTGTAACACCAGTAACAGTAAACGTACCATCAAAAATAGGATCACCAATATCAACAACAATACTCTTACCAATACTAAACGTATTACCACCACTAAGCGTAAGCGTAGCCGTATTACTAGTAAGCGCCTTATTAGTAACCTTAAACGTAATATGATCTTCAACACTATTAACACCAACAATAGTCTTAATACCATACAGAGTCTCAGTACTAGCAACACCACGAGGATCCATATTAGAAATTGTAGTCAAAGCATTAGTAGGCAAATAAATAGCAAACGTCATACTCGTATTCTTACGGAGAGGCCCATACTTATTAATAGACGACACATCACCCCACTTAGCAGTAGCAGCCCCATCAGCACCCCAAGTAATCGTAGTACCAATACTAGCCGACTCCTCAGGATTATTTAACTTCTTCTGATCCCAATAAATAGGCACATTAGCCTCAGAATTAAGATCATCAGACGTAAACGCCGGATCCAACTCATTAAAACTACGACCAACATAAGCAGGATTAGACTCCCAATCCGACACATAAATAGGCTCATACCTAATAGGATCAAAAGGAGACTTCCACGCAGTATAATGCATAATAAGATTATTCTTATGAATAAATCCAATCACACGATCCTGAATAGGATTAAAAACATCAAGACTATCAGTATAATACAAACCAAGATTATCTTTAGTAAGATTACGAACACTAGCACCATCAAAATACATAATGCCACTCTTACCAGCCCAGAACACACCACCACCATACTCAACAATACTAGAAGGACACAAACAACCTTCTGGAACAAGTTGTTCCACACTAAAATTAGTACGATCATTACCACGAAGAATATAAGTACGATCTTCTAGAAATACTAGCAAACCAGCCGACGACGAGCCAAGCCCACGAAACTGACTCTTACCCGGAAAAACAATAGAGTCAGCAGCATCACGCGACAAATCTACTGCTTCACGATCATGAGCGGCACTAAACACCACACGATTAGTATTCTGATCATCCTTAGAAAAATTACCATACCATTGATAGCCCGCATATACAGCCGTATACAAACCAGCAAAAGTATCAGACGTACGATTATTAACCATATAATCATTAGTAATAGCATCAGTCAACTTAATATCAGTAATAGGCTTCATAATATACTCGTCACCAGTAGTATTAATACCCGGATCAGCCCAAAAATTACCAGTAGTATTATTAGTAATTTCTTTTACTTTACCATAATACGCATTATCACTAGCACGATAAACATTCCAATTAGTAACAGCAGCCGACTTCCAATGCCCCTCACCACTAGTACCCGCAGTACCACTAGTCAACGCAACACTATCTGTAGTCGTATTTAACAAACCACGACCATGAATATGAATATGCGGACGCACACTAGTAAAGACAAGATTCTGAGTAAGACTAGTACTTTGAATATCATTCTTCATACGCATAGTACCACCACTACCATCACTAACACGAATAGTTTTAGTAGTAATAGTAGTATAATTAATTGTAGCACCACTTAAAGTTTCTACAACACTAGTAATTTCATGATCCGTATTATACGCAGAAACACTATGACTCGCAACCGTAATAAAATCTCCAGTAGTAAAAAGAACTTTATTCGGCCCATCAATTCTAAAGGTAACATAATTAGGACTACTACCAGTACCAGCAGACGAAACAATATTATAAGTAACACTATGATTATTATCAATAACATCACTCCACATATACGGCCTCTTCTCAAGAGTAATATGCGTAGCATCAGGAATATTAGAAACCACACCAATATATCTATACTTTGTAACACCACCAACAACTACACTAGCAAAAACAAACTGACCAACACTAAGACCAGTAGTACCACCAGAACCACTAGGAACCGTAACACTAGTAGTATAAGAACTATGCTCAGGATCAAACCCAGTAACACCAGAAGCATCAACCTCAAAAACACACGAAGCCCTAGTAATAAGATTATTACCATTATTATAACCACCACGCCAAAAAAACTGGTACTGAGACTCAGAATCAGAAGGATCTGACGACAAACTAACCCACAAACCACCACCAAGAGCAGGCTTAGCAGTAAGAATAGTTAGCGAATCAGCCGTAAAAGGCAATAATTGTTCCCCAAGAAACGTAAAATTCTTATCAAAAACACGAAGAATATTAGAAAAAGTAGATCCAGCAGTCTTACGAATAAGCATACCAATACGCTCATTACCAATAGGATCATACGTGGAAAGAACACCAAGAATAACTTCACTAGTCGAATCAGCCGCCGTAAACTCCGTCACAACAGGAAGACTAGTAGCCGCATCCGTCTTATACAAATCAAACTTAGTAAACGGACCACGACGACGAATAAGTCCAGCACGATCAAACAACACATCCTGCGACCAACGTACAAACGTATCCGGAATAAGCGTACCCGGAGCAGCCTGATTCATACCCTCAACAGCACCAACCTGATTAACAAAAGTCAAACCCGCCACCGGATCACCCCCTTAATTTAGTAATTCCAATCGTAAGAATCCGTCAAAACATGAATACGATCAGTGCGATCATACTGCTGCATCCAAGCATCATTACGCATTTGCTGATAACGCTGCTCAAACATATTTTGAAAAGCCGCAGCCTGCGGATCATCATTAACAAGAAACGCCTTAACAAGCGCACCATACACAATAATACTATGATGCCTAGTAGGAATAAGAAACGCACTAGAACCCGTAGTATCATTAGCCGTACTCGGAGTCTTAATATAATACAACCGATACGTCGTATTACTCGTAGGCGCAGGATACAAATACAAATCTTCACCAACAAAATAATAACGCTCAGGATACACATTAAGATTATTAATCTTATAATTCTTCTCAACCACATCGCCACGCTCAGGAATCATAATAACATCATGCGTAGTATCCGTAAAAGATAGTACACTATTCAAATCAACAATACTCTGACTAGCAGCATTATTAATAGTAAGCACAGCATTATTCGTAATCTTAGTAGTACCCGCAGGCACAACAAACTCTACCACACCCTCCATAAAAGGCCAAGGCTCACGAGTAACAATATCCAAATACGCCTCATTAAGAAGCAACAACTTCTGCGAATCCTCAAAATCATCAAAACCATACAAACTCATCTCATCATACATCTCATCAAGCGTCATTACTCACCCCCTTAGGCAAACTCTTAATAATAGGAGACTTACCATGCTTACGCATAAAATGCTCCACAACCTCAACACTCTCATCAGTAGCCTGATCACCCTTATACTTAAGGTTTGCACGATACTGCTCCTGAGACTTAACAACATCACGATAAATAGTATTACCATTACGCATAGTATCCGCACGACGAATACGAATCATAACATCATCAACATCAGGAATCTCGCGCCCAAATCCGCACACAGGATAAGGCTCAGCAGGACGCGGCATACGAATAAACACACACCAATCCCCAGTCTCCTCATTCTTAGCGAACATCAAACGCTCATCATAATCCCTAACAGCATTGTCAACCTTCAAAGCACGAATATCCATACTACCACGACCCGGAATAAACAAACTACTCATCAACAATCCCACTTTCGCAAACTCTTATTAATACGACTATTAGGATCATTAGCCGTCTTAGCCGACGTATTACGCCGCTTCATACCCATCATACGCGCACAAAAACTCTTACGCCGAGCAGCACTCTTAGGCGAACTAGCAGCCTCTTTTGCGCTCACAGGCGGTTTTAAATTAGCGCCATGCGCCCGATTATACGAAGCGCGACCCTTAGCATTCAAACCACCCTCAGGATTCTTACCCTCTTTACGAGTCCACGCCTCAGTCATAACCTAACCTCGCTTCTTCATCTTATTATAAGCAGCATTAGCAATAGCATACACCTTAGACTTAGACCAGCCCGGATGATCACGCTCTAACGCACTAACAATCTCTTCAACCTTCTTAGGCATAACGCCTCCTTGTAAAAGAATGGGTGGAGAGCCGAAGCCCCCCACCCAAATCATTATTAGAAACCAGCGTCAGCCGAGCCGTCCACGGTGATACCCGTAAGAACAACCTGATTGTTACGACGATTAGCGCCGAGGTTCATGTAACGCGCCATGACCGCCTCAAACTTGTCGTAGCCAGTGACCTGACGAAGCGTCATACCATCAGCATCAAGGAAATGCCAGTCCTGATCCGAGAACACCTTCATCGTGGCCTCGTCAAGAATGTACATCTTACCATACGGAGCATCAATATCCGCAATAATCGGCATGCCGTTATACGACAGAGCCTTGAAGCCCGAAGAGTACGACAGACTATCCGGCTCAACGTACCGAACATCCTGACTCAGCAAGCCATAGAACTCGCGCTGAACACCCAGCGAAGTGACGACCGAAGTCGGCATTCCACCAGCGATACGAGCAAGATTCAGACCCTTCTGAATAGACTCAAGCGAAATAGCACCAGACACAGCAATGCGCTGATTATCCCACCACGTAGCCGTACCAGTCGGCGTAATACCACCAAGAGCAGTAGCCGAATCAGCAACAATGCGCTGAAGACCATCAACCTCATCCGACAACGAGTACGTATTGCCTTCAGCCGCCGTCTGCACCGTGACACCAGCACGAACGATATAATCGCCCGAAGCAAGCGCCGCAGCCAGCGTCGTTGTAAACGTCACAACACCAGTAGAAAGATTAGCCGAAGCAACCTCAATACCCGTATACGTAGCCGCCGAAGTTGAAGCCGACACATCAAAAATATCCACAAGCATACCCGGATAAATCTGGCCCTTACGGATCGGCTCAATCGGCACCGTCAACGTCGTCGTAGAACCAGCCGAACCAACAGCAATAGAACCCGAACCATTACCATAAACCTGACGCGCAAGATCCTTCTTAAGGTCATTACGAACACCATCCAACTCAGACTTAAGAGCCTGAAGGAAAGCGCCAGCCTCATTCTTCGTCTTAGCCATCGAAGGACCAGTCACCTCAACGCGACCATACAGGTACTTCAGATCATATACAGCCTTCTCGTACTGCTGCTTGCCAGCGGACGGCAACAGAGCCGACTCTGCACGAGCACCAATACCAGCCGAACGACCCCAATGAAGCGGCACATAAGCGCGCTTACCAACCAAATCCTCACTCTTCGACTCAAGACGAGACAGAAGAAGGACCTCATTATTCAACTGCTCAGCAACCGGCCCAAGGTAATACTCCTTGAGAATCGTGCTGAGCGTACCAAGATTAGCACCAGCCATATCTTAACACCTCCAAATTAATTTTTTAGGAAATGTTACGAACAGCCTCCATCGCCGCCTTATGCGCATCATCCAAAGAACCAAACTCCTTCGGAGGAACACTAGACGGACCACCCGGAGCAGGCGTAGCACCATGCGGTACCGTTTTAGCCTGCAAATACGAGCCAAGAAGATTCTGCTGAATCTGATGATACATCTCCTGAGCAGCCATTAAATCGCCCTGCGTAGAATACGCCAACGAATAAATAGCATCCATATCAGAATCAGTATAATTCGGATTAGTCGTCCGAATAGTCTGTTCAGCAGCCTCAATTTCCATAAGTACCTGCTGTTGCTCCTGTTGCTGCACCATCTCCTCACGGAACTGACGCATCTCCTGCAACTCCTTAGCAACCTCAGGCGGAAGCCCTTCGTAACCATTATTAACCGGAGCATCCGCAACAACAGGCTCATTAGCATAACCAAGTTCCTCTAAGCGACTCTGAATTTCCTGACTAATGCCCATAGCAAACTCAGGATCAGTATTCATCCTCTGCAAGAGACTAACGGCCTCTAACGCCTCGTTCGGATCAACTCCGTTTTCGGAAAACGCTTCATACTGCTTACGTGTTTCCGCAATTTCCTGAGTCTTGCGAGTATAATCAGCCTGCATAGACCGATACACCTGCTGCATATCCTCAGGAAGGGTAGACGGATCAAAACCAGTAAAGGATTCCACATTAGGATTGTCCTCAACAGGCGCTTCAACCGCCTCAACAGCGTCAAATCCCTCATCAGGAAGTTCCGCCTCTAACGCTTCAAGAGCGCCAGAAATATCAATATCACTCATCGTGACTCCTTACAATAAACGACTCCAGTTTATTCTGGTTGGTCGCTAATTATTAATCTCAACCTTAATAGGCTCAATAACCACCACTTCAGACGCACGATCCTCAGCAGCAGCCACAAGTCCCTCACTAAACCCACTCATCAACTCTTTCATATCCTCCCTAGTAGGAAGAGTATGCACAGTCTCAGTCCGCTTAGTAGCAAGACCCTGAGCAAGCCTAATCTTATCATCCATAATACCCACAACCGTAGCAATAGCAGACAACTGCTTCACCTCAGCCTCAGGAATCAACTCCTCCAACTTACGCATAGCCTTCTCACGAACACTAGACGCATGATGAACAAACTCGTACGCATTAGCACGAATATGATCATCCAAATGGTCTGGAGGACCATCCTTCTCCCACTTCTTAGCCCAATAAGCAACAGTAGTATGATTCATACCACACTGACGAGCAGTAGCACGAATATTCTTATCATTACTAATCCAAGCCACATAAACCGCAGCGCGATCCTCATCAGACCACTCTGTGCGATTATTAGCCATTACTCACCGCCTGCTCAGCCATTTTATTAGCAATCTTCTGATCCGCAAGCGCCTGATTACCCTGCAACTTCTGCAACAACTCCATCTGATACTGATCCATCTGACCACCAGTACCACCCTCAGCATTAGGCTTATCCTTATTATCAATAACCACCGTATCAAGCGGCGGCTCCAACAACTCTTGCGGAGTAACATCCTTAACACCCGACTGATTAAGCATCTTAGACCCAACCGTCGGACCAACAGCACCACGCAACTGAAGACTAACCTTCGGAGCATCACCCTGCGGCGCACTCTCAGCCTGAACAGCCTGCTGCGTCAACTCATAATGCTTATAAAACTGTTCCTTCACCTCAAACGGCAAAGACTCAAACTCTGCACTCTTCATATACGAACCATGAGTCTCCAAATGCACAGCCTTATTCTCAAACGGCAATGGCGACAAACCAGCCTCAACACTCTGCTGAAGCATCTGCGGATCAATAGGAGCCTGAGGATCCTGAAGCATCTGCATCATAAGCGCATCCTGAGCCTGCTTAGCAGCCTGCTCATTAATAGTCTCACCATCAAGAAGCCTATCATGCTCACGCATAGCCTGCTCCTCATCAGCCTCAAACTGCATCTGAACACCCTTAAAATCAGCCATATCAAGATACTTATACGCCTTAGTCGGAGACAAAATCCCCATCTGAAGCATTTGCATAACACGAGCCTGACGACCAGCACGAGTGCGCGGCAAACCAGAACCAGCCTCAACCTTAACCGTCACACCCTGAATAAGATCAGCATCATCAAAACGCTCAACTTTAGGCTTAGAACCAGAACCCGTAATAATCATCGTACGCGGCTCCTGATAATACTGTTGAGCCAACTCAAGCATCATATTACCAGCACGCTCCAACGACTTCTCCATAAGCATAATCTGCGGAGCCAAACGATCCGTAGCAGCCTCCTGAAGAAGATCAATAGCCACACCAGCCTCAACATTAGGAGGAACACTACCCTCCATAATCTCATTCAAACCAAACGTATCCTTCAAACGAGCACCAAGATCCTGCAAATGCTCAAACACATACGAAGGCATACTAGGCACAGGAATAGCCTCAGGAACCTTACCAGCCACCGGATTATACTCAAAAATAGCACCCGGCTCATCAGTAATACGCTGACGCAAAGAACCAACCGGAGCCAACATCTGCGGCTTCAACGTCAAATTCTTATACTCAATAATCTGCGACAACGAACGATTAAGTTCCTTCTGCAACGGAATAGCATTCTCAACAACACTACCATCCCACAACTGTCCCGGCACACGAATACCCGGAAACTTCACCAACGGCAACTTCTCAAACGGATAAGGCCACGGAGCCTCATACAACACAATACTAGGATTCTTCGTAAACACAACAAAACGACCATCCGGATACTTAGGACCCGGCAAAAAATACCCATAATACACAACACGAACATTCTCAGTCGTCTTAGACTCCATATTACCAAACGAACCCGGCAACTGCTCATCAGGATAACGATTAATCGCATTAGCAGGCAACTTAACCCCATAACGCTCCTGAATCTCATCAGGACTCATAGGATGCACACAAAACGCATACTTACAATCCTCAAACACCTGAGCCGAATCATCCAACAAAACATCAAACGGAGACAACACATCAACCTTAATATCACCCTGATAAATACGCTGCTCAAACATATCCGAATCAACACCCATCTCCTCAAGATTCTTCTCAAAGAAATGCTTAACCATCGGATCAACAATAGGCTGACCATCAGGACTCATCATAACCTTCATCCCCGGCCCAGCCTTATCATCCCACGTAATCTTCCAAAAACCATTACCACAAATAATACTCCACATCATGGCCTCTTCACGCTTCTCCGTCAAATGAAACGCATCCCACCAATACTCAAGAAGATTCTCAGCAACCTGCGCAGCCTTCTGAGCCTCATACGAAGCCTGACCCGGCGCAGCAAAAAACTGTGGCTTAGACTTAACAAGACGACTAAGCAACGACTGAGAATTAGGAGCAATCTGATTACTAACCAACCGCACACGATAACGAGGCTTATCACCCTCATCCGTAGGCAACGACTCAATACGCCGCGACTTACGATTATAAAACACATACTGCTTACCCTTATAAAACGCCAAATTAATCTTCCACTGACGCTCCAACAAATTCCTCTGACGCTGCAACTCGTCAACACGCTTAACGAGACTGGTAGCAGGAGCAAAACCAGCAGGAACCTCTACATTGTTATTCGACTCCTCCAATACCACCCTCCTTAAATATTAAACAAACTCTAAATCACTAGCCGCAAGACCCGCCTTAGACAACAAATCATTATACTCCTGAGGAGTAATAATGCCCGTATTCAACGCCCAATCCGCATCCTGCTCATCCTCACTAACCCTTAACTGTCCCATTGGAACTTCGCTTAGAGGCTGACTTCCCTCTAACCGCAACCGCTCCAACCGAACCTTCTCCTCCTCCAACGCCAACATCCGATCCGTCCACGTTTTCTGAGTCTCCAACAACGACTCCATCACGCTTAGTAACAACATATCCTGCTGCTTCCGCCAACCGAACAATGGTATCCTCCTTAACCACTTTTGTCTTACCATTAGACTGATAAGGGAAACCCTTATTAGCAAACCCAGTATCAACAGCCTCCTCGCCCGGAAAAATACGCTCCCCAGTCAAAGCATCAGCCATATTACTATGAATAATCATATTACCACATACTCCCCATCATATCATCAACAAAACGATCCTCTTTATTACCACTAGGACGATCATTAATCACCCAATCAGGCAACCCACCCGGATTATCCGTCGGAAGAGGATCAACAAACCCATCCAACAAAGCACCCGCCGTACGCAACGCAATCTCCATACTATCCAAACAGTCATCCTTAGGCTTCTGAGTAGCAGAATCATAATCAACCCACTCCTGAATAAAATCAGCATGATCCTTCTTAACCTTAACCTTACCAATCCTAAACAAAGGACTCATAGCAAGAATACGCTCCCACTTCTTACCCTTAGCAAACATAGGCACAACAGGAGGCATACTAGTAAGACGCTCAGTCTGCTGCACAAGCGCAGCCTGATAAGCATTAGACTCAATACCAATAATCTCTGGCTTAAACCTAAGATAATACTCTTCAATTTTTATGAGTTGTTCTGCGAATGGAATTCTTGCCGCGTATTGCTCTAGTAGAAACACTTCGTTGGAGTCAGCAACCCCGATGATTGTGATTACGAATCGGTCAGCATTAGCGCTTAGGCTAATTGCGGGGTCTACTCCCATGTATTTGCGCAGTTTTAGCGGTTTTCCTTCCGAATCTAGCAGATCCGTGCTGTCATAATAGTGAAGCCAGTCTCCGGCTAGGTCTTTGCCTGCCATGCTGTCAAAACTCGCCATATACTCTTGTGCGAATAACAGTGGATGATACCTAGACTTCACATACTCCCATTCTTCTTTACGGAAGTAAGGATTATCAATGCTTCGATACTCTACGCGACTATTATTATTGTCTTTGCGAGCATCATTGCTGAAGAACTCTTCATAAAACCAGTTTTTCTGGTTAGGGGTGGTTGTTGTGATAAGCAATCCTTGCTTATCGGAGAGGCTTGGTCGAATAACGCCCCATGATTCATCGTTTTTGATGAATGCTGCCTCGTCTAGCCAGAGAATGTCTAGGCCAGCACCACGAAGAGACTGTGGATCCTCAGCAGATTTGAATTCTACTAGGCTTCCATTCTCAAATTCGAAGCGTAACCCGCCCTTATTCTCTTTTACTTCTTTACCAATCGTAATTCCCGCCTTGATGCATACATCACGAAAGGTCAAATACGATGGACGACCCACCTTATACGAGGCGGATAGCGCCCAAACCCAGAGAGGCTGGTCGCTCTTGCGTCCATGTGCATCCATATGGAATTGTTCTGGATGCAAACAATAAAAAAGTACTTCCCAAGCGGCAGAAAGAGTTTTGCCACCGCGCCGCCCCGCTACCAAGTGCCTGAATCGTGTCAGTTTAGCACCATTCTTATCACAATGAAATAATACTTGATAATAATGAGGTGCGTATCCCTTGGATAAGAACCATCCCATCTTTTCTGGGTATTCTAGGATGGTGTTTTCTAACGCTTTTGCGCTTAATTTCTCATCATTATACGTATAATTACCCATGCTCTACCTCTCTATGACAATTTGCACAAAGAATATCACACTTAGCAACTTCTTCAATAATCTTATCAATTGGTTTATTTCGCGCTTTAGAAAGATTAAACGCTTTTTCGGCAGGATCTCTATGATGAAAATCCATAACATACGGCGGATATATAACGCCACATCTTACACACGGCTTATTTTTAAACGAATTAATAAACTCTCTACGATCATAATCTCGTTTAGCCTGCCTAATAGAATTACACTTTTTACAAGAAGAACTAAGATTGTCTACCTTGTATTTATCATTACCAAACGCTGTTAATGGCAGTAAATTATTACACTTACTACAAACTTTCATATTACCTCCTAGTACGGTAAGAGGTAGGAGAGGGCCGTACCCCTCCCCTACTTTTTAATGCGGACGATGATCATAACAATTAGAACATTTTGCCATATAATGCGCGTTTTCTGTGCTACATTTCATGCATGTCCACGGCTCTTTGCGAGCCTCTTTAATGCGGCGCTTTGGCTGCACATTACTACCAAACATTTTTTACCTCTTAAATAGAATTACGATACCCATAAACGCGAAGAGATCCAGTTACTGTGCCTGTATTTGGAAAGATTCTAAAACCATCAAAACTAGTTGTACCACCGTAGTAAATACTACTACTAGTTTTAATATTATTTGCATTACCATAACCAGTAGAATCAAACATTGCCGTAGTATACGTACTCATATAAGGCCTAAAAATATCCATGCTAGTCGCGCTTATAACATCTGCCCAATAACCGCATGCAGCAGATGTAGAACTACTAAGATAACCGCTATTAAAAGCAGTATTTGTTCTATACATTTCGTGACCAAAATAAAGAGCAGAACTTACCGTACTCCCCCCCGCCCTAAACTGAAACAAAATAGTAGTAAAACTTGAGTTTGAACAAGTAGCATCTATTACAATACGATAATTAGTAAAATTGTTTGAAAAAACGTTATCAACATTAAAACCAGAAGATGCAGAAAAACTTGTAGAATTAATAAGAACCAAACCATTAGGCGTATCAGTATCAATCACACTAACCCACGAAGACCCATCACAAATCTTCAACTCATTAGTATCCTTCTGAAACATCATAACACCCTCAAGAGCACCACTCGCAGCAGGAAGATCAGCACTAGTATCAATAACAGTAGCACCAGTATTAGGAAAAGACTTAGCCACAACTACCCCTTAATAAGATAATTAAGCGCCAACGAAGGCTGAACAGCACTAACAGGAGTAGGACTAGCCGTACCATAATAACCAGAATTACCACTAAACGACCAAGTATGTGAGTGATTGCCAACACCACTAGTACCCTGCGAACCGCCATTATCCAACTTACCAAACGTAGAGCCGCCACTAGCACGACCAATAACCTCACGAATAGCATCAATAGTATGCGAGTGAGCACCAGCCTCGCTTGTAGTACCACTACCGCTAATACTATGAAGATGCTGAGGAATATGCGCACTCGTAAGCGTAGTAGTACCACCATTAACACCCTGCACACCACCAAGAGTACCCGTAAGAGTAGCACCAGAAACAGCAGAACCAACCCCAATAATAGTACGACCCTGCAAATCAGGCAACGCCGACCAACCAGCACCCGTAAGCAAATCATACAACTTATCACCAGCACTCAAACCAACCGAAACAAAAGAAGCACCATTACACACAAACCAACCCGCCGGAGGCGTATCCGTACTAGCCCCAGCAAAAGGAACCACAACACCCGTAGGAGTATAAGCATAATTATCACGCAAAGCAACAGCAAAATCCTGCAAATCCTGCAAAGCATTCTTAACATCCACAAACTGCGAAGCCAACACATCAGCACCCGCAACAACACCCGACAAATCAGACACCGCATCACCAGCAGTCGTAGACAAATCAGTCAACTTAGAATTAATAACATCACTATACGTCACAGAACCACCTCCCACGGCGAAAAAAAAATAACCCTACACTATAGATAACACCACAAACACCAACAATCGGACATCAAATTAACAATCTTAACAAACACTTAACATATATACACGCATTTAAGCCAAACTCAAAACGTACAAAAAATATAAACAGTATAATTATATATGATGTGGGGTGTGTGAACGGGGGTATGCATGTGCATATGTGTATGTGCAGGAGCCGAGTTTGTCATATTTTACAACTAGGAGGCTACTAGAGCGATGTGATATTTTACGAGGGTATTTCACAACGAAGTAGAATATATATATAATAACCTATGGTTATTATACTTATTATAATCAGCCTATATATACTAAGAGTAATACTCTATAGTATATATATATATATAACTACTATAGTAGTTATACTTATACTAACTATGTTAGTATTGTTTAATGGTACAGAATACACACTCTCTATCTAATACATAGTATTAGTAGATAGTGTATAAGTAAGCCATAACTACTACTTACTGTGTAAGTTAGTAGTTTATACAGTTATACAACCTTTTGGTTGTATAGTTTTCTATCTTATAGTTAGTTACTAAATAAGTGACTTTGTCATTATTTAGTCTAACTTATTAAGATAGTTTATTATCTCTACTCTCTATAGAGTAGAGATAAGGGAGATTCGGCTCGGAACCTCTATTCCCTTTCATAATGATATACTCTCTTTGTTTACAAAGAGTATATCCTTATAGAAAGGAAAGAAGATGGACTCCAACAGCATCGTTTCGAAGATCGAGGCTCTCTCCCCGGAGCAGGCTGCAATGCTGATCCAGATCCTCAACGAGGATCAGAGTGTGCAGGTTGTGGAGGCTGCGACGAAGGTCGAAGACCTTGTGGCTGATGTGAAGCCGAAGGCTGAGAAGATGAAGTGCAAGTGCTGTGGCTTCGCCAAGAAGGCTCGGCGTGTGAATGCCGAAGGCATTTGCAAGGTCTGCTACATGGCTCTTGCCACCTCTGGTGGAGAGTCGGTCACGGTCGTCGGGCGGCAGGGCAAGCGTGGTCGCAACACGGTCAGCGTCATGATCGGCGGTGAGCGCGTCAAGGTGCAGCGCAAGGTGCGGCTGGAGGCATAGCCTCCCCGTACCTGCTACACTCTCGTACATACACACGGAAGGAGCGCAACATGCGCAAGGTTGAGCGGATTCAGCCCGATGGTTCGGTCAAGGTGTTCACGGTCAAGCGTCTAGGTGATGGGCATAGCGCGAAGGTCGCTGAGCGGTACAGGAGTCGTGGTCGTGGCTACGCTAAGCGTGGTAAGCGTCATGTGTCGGATATCGTTAGCCCTCTGGGCTTGCGGTCGAATGAGCGTCATCCGGGTGACGAGAGGGAGGGTGTGTGATGCGTACTGTAACGCTGACAGATCGTGAGGTTTCTAACCTCGTATTGCTTCTCATGAGTGATCTTGATGGTGATGCGGGTTGGGCTTGTGATGCAGCAAAGGCGCTGAGCGAGTCGGTGCTTGAGAAGTTGAGGGTTGCGGATAGGGATGACGAGTAGTCGTCACTTGACAGGTGTCAGAATGTTCGATAGTGTGTGTTTACAAGCCAAGCACAAGGAGTGCAACATGAGGTACAAGATTGAGATTAACGACGAGGTCGTGGATACGCTGACTTGCGAGTCGGTTCACTACGGCATCACGGGTGAGCAGGTTGCTGACCTTCGTGATTACTTGGAGGCTTGCGGCTACGAGTGGAACGAGGTCGCTTACGTTTGGGAGATGTGTGCAGCATGAGCGAGAAAAAGCCTCTTACTCTTGAGCAGATCCTTGCTCAGCATGGTATTCGTGTGGAAGATTCTAAGAGTGGTAAGCGTATCCCTAAGCCTACTAAGTAGGATGCGTTTTAAGGTACCTATAAGCCTCTCTAAGGCTCTTGTAGGTACTGAGGAATACTACCCCACATGTGAGGGGTATGAATCGCTTAGAAAGGCTATAAAATAATGCTTGATTTTAACAACGAAGATGGTGTATGCAGCGTAGACTACGCAGAATGGCGAGCAGAAGCATACGATGACTGTGGAATTGATGAAACTTGGTACGATAATGAGCAGGATGGTGAGTGGGTAGATGACTGAAGTATTTTACATTGCTGTTCTACCTGTATTAGTGTTCCTTATAGCAACTACGATCATTGTGAGGTATTGGTAAATGTTTGAGATTGATTACATTTGTGAAGGCGTGTATGACCTGTATTGGCACGCTGAGGATGAGGATTATGGTTGGGAGTATGTAGTTACTTGCGAGTCGTATGAGCAGGCGCTAGAAGAAATGGAAGCCTACCGGCTGACCGGATCGTTTTCAGGAGACTATACTCTCTAAGAAAAGAACTGAACGAAGTGAAGTTCTTTTCTATAGAGAGATAAAGGA